AAGTCATTTAGCACGTTGGATAGTATTTCTAAATCTTTAATATCTAAAGAAAGCAAGACAAAAATAGAAAATAAAGTTCAAAAGTTAAAATCAAATTTTGAGTCATCGAAAGAAGAAGAATTAATGCCTTTATTAATAAGCTTACTAAATAAAATAAAAGATTCTAACTTTAGTTTTGATAAAAAATATTTGGACAATTTAAATAAGTTTAGTAATTCTAAAGATGAAGACTTTGTAAAGTTAAAAAGTTCTTTTAAAAAATTATACAAGATTCATTCAGATACTAATATATCAAATATAATATCAGATTTACAAAAAGTATTAATAGAGAAAGCAAAAGATGGGAAATAAATTTAAGCAACCAAGTATATATTACGAAGAGAGTCATGAAGGATTAACAAATGGTTTTCCATTTATGGAAATAGAAAAAAAATCTTCTATACCAAATGTATTGTTTGTTGGTGCTGTTCAAGAAACAGAAGAAAAAAATGAAGAAGGTGATCTAATAAAAGAAGTTGTTTTACAATGTTATTTTAATAGTGAATCTTTAAAGCAAGCACTAGACAAAGAGACTTATAACAAATTAAAGCAAAGTCTAGGTTTAAGTTTATTAAAATAATATTATAAAATTTAGATTTAATTCTATAATATAATAATAAAAGGATTTATTATGTATAGAGTTGGTCAAATATTATATACTATATTAGATAGTAAACATGCAATATTTCCAGTTAAAGTTGTTGAAGAAGTAACGATTAAAAACTTGGAAAGTGAAAAAACTAACTATAAAGTTTTATTGCCTAATAGTAAAGAGCAAAAAGTAGACTTAGATAGATTTGACAAAGTGTTCTCGACAATAGAAGAATCTTCATCTTACTTAATAGAAAATGCAAAAAATGCAATTCAGAATTTGGTAAAAAGCTCTGCCGATTTAGAAAAAAAATATTTTAGCGATTCTGTAAGTGTAGTAGAAAAAGAAGAAAGGCTTGTAGAAAATATTGATGCGTGTAACAATGATGTCAATAGTGTTAAAATTGATTTAGGAGACGGACAATCAGCAAAAATTAATTTAGATAATATTAATAACTACTTAACAGAAAACATACAAGAAGAAACACAAAAAAAAACATGAAAAATATTTTATTACTTGATGCTTACAACTTAATTTATAGAGCTAGATATAGCGGTATGAATAAAGGTAATAACTCTACTGTGTTTAATTTCTTTAGAGGCATCAGGCCTTTAGTTGAAAAATTTAATCCTGATATTACATATTTCGTATTAGAAGGACGTCCTAAGAAGCGTCTTGAGGTTTCACCAGACTATAAAGGTCAAAGAGTTTATACAGACAAAGACGATTTTAATAGACAACGAAAAGAAATTATATCATTAGTAAAAGAATACCTGCCATTTATTGTTGTAAAGCATGATGACTTTGAATGCGATGATATCATAAATCACTTAGCTGTTAACAATCATAAAAACGATAATGTAACAATTGTATCATCAGATACAGATTTTATTCAATCGATCAGAGAAAATATACAGCTATACAATCCAGTTCAAAAAAAGTTCTTGGAAGCTACTACATATGATTATGTTTCTTGGAAGTCTTTAGTAGGTGATAAGTCTGATAATATAGAAGGTTTTAAAGGAATTGGTAACAAAAAAGCACAAAAGCTTTTAACAGATACTAATGCACTTGAAGATTTCTTAATTAAAGAAAACAATAGAGATATCTATAATAGAAATACTTTTATGATAAAGTTTCATGAGTTAAACAATAGTGAAATAAACACGATTCAGTTACACAGTTTAAATAATAAACCAGATTGGAATAATCTTAAACAAATATTTATTAACTATGATTTTAATTCAATAACAAAAAAAGATAAAACGTGGAACAACTTTATAAACACGTTCGATAATTTAGAGAGGAATACAAAATATGACAACTGAAACAGTTTTATCAAATAATATTTTAGAGCAGCTTAGAGTTAATGGCCTTATTACAGCGCAAGAAGTCGTAATTAATTACGGCGATATCTATTACGCAAAAGATGTACTATCAGATAATAAAAGAATGCTAGAGAGCGCTGTTATAAATCAAATTAAAAATGTTACAATTACAGAAAACAATCAAACAAAAACAATTTTAAAAGGGTAATTAATGTCAAATCTAATATGCTTTGATGCAGAAGCTCAGTCTTCACTTAAGTCAGGTGTAAGAAAGCTTTGTGATGCAGTGTCAATTACAATGGGCCCAAGAGGTAAGTTAGTCTTAATCGAGAAGAACAATGAACCTCCACACTTAACTAAAGATGGTGCTACTGTTGCAAAAAATATTGTGTTAGAAGATAGAGTAGAAGACTTAGGCGCTAAGCTATTAAAGCAAGCAAGTGAAAATACTGCAACAGTTGCGGGTGATGGAAGTACAACTTCTACAGTTTTAGCAAAAGAATTATACTTTAGAAGCTCACAGGCATTACAAACAGGTATTGGATCTCCTTCAGAAATTTGTGAACTTTTAAACGAGAAAGTAAAAGAAGTAACAGACTTTCTTGAGTCTAAGTCAGTAAAGGTATCTTCCAATGAAGAGATTAAGCAAGTAGCAACTATTAGTGCTAATGGTGATTCATATATAGGTGACTTAATATCTAATGCAATGTCTGAAGTAGGAACATCAGGTTTAGTAACAGTTGAAAAATCAAAGACAACTACTACAGAATTAAAGCTTGTAAGAGGTGTTAAGATTGATAGAGGATATGTTTCTCCCTATTTTGTCAATGATAACGAAAAGCAAAAGACTGTATTAGAAGATCCACTTGTACTAATTCTTTCTTGCAAGCTAAACTCTTTGACGCAAATTCTACCTATACTAGAAAAAGTACACCAATCAGGTAAAGCTCTTTTTGTTATTGCAAACGACTATGACCCTGAAGCAATCCAAGCATTAATAGCAAATGTATCAAAAGGCCTCTTACAAATTTGTGCTGTAAGGTCTCCTTTTTATGGAGAAAAAAGAAATCAAATTCTAAATGACTTATCTTCAGCACTAGACACAAAAGTTATTTATGACTTAGATGAAAAAAGTATTCAAGAAGTTTTATTATCTGATTTAGGCGAGTGCAAGAAAATAGAAACTTCACACGATACAACACTTTTCGTAGAGTGTAAGTCTACTTCTGACTCTGAAGATCTTTCTAAAGAAGTAGAAAAGATGTTAGAAGATAAGACTATATCAAAAGAAGAAGAAGCTTTTTTAAAACAAAGGCTTATTATTAACAAAGGCGTTGTTGCTGTTTTATCTATCGGCGCTCATACAGAGTCAGAGCTGTTAGAATTGGTCGACAGAATTGATGATGCTTTGCATGCAACAAAAGCTGCTATTGAGAGTGGATTTCTTCCAGGAGGAGGAACTGCTTTAGCAAAGGCAGGAATTAAGTTATTTGAAAGTAGTAGCTCTGAAGATTCTCTTTTATCTAGTACAGTTTCTAAAATTGTAAGTGATGCATGTATGTCACCTTTAAGACAGATACTAAAGAATGCTGATCTTCCTGCAGACTATATTGTTGAAATGATTAAAAAGGTTGATGATTTTAATTATGGGTATGATGTTAGAACAGAATTGTATACAGATATGATTGAAAAAGGTATTATTGATCCTCAAAAAGTAACTGCAACAGCATTAAAAAACGCTGTGAGCGTTTGTAATTCTTTACTATCTGTAGGCTGCGTCGTATTGAGTAATCAAAATTTCAACCAAGGTGTCCAGCTAGTACAATTAGAAGATGATATGTATTAATATGTAACCTAAGAAAGGTATTCATATGTTAAGTCCTGATTACTTAGAGTATATTATAAAGAAAAAAAAAGAGGAAGATGATTTTTTAATTCAAGAAGAAAAAAGAATACAGCTAGAAATACCTGAATATTATCAAGAAGATAATTTAGACAGCAATAAAGAAAATGTAGAACCCAAGCGTGTAATTATTATTGACATATAAATATAATATATAAAAATTACAAAATAAAAGGTAAATAATTGACTAGACTAAGCAACGAATATTCTGAAATTATTAAAAATAATCCGCTACTTACAAAATCCGAAGAAGTAAATTTATCAGAGTCAATTAAGAAAGGTGACTTAAAAGCTAGAAAAAAGCTGATAGAATCAAATTATAGACTTTCTTATTCAATTGCTAAAAAATATTATAGGCAAGGCATGAACTTTGATGACTTGTTACAAGAAAGTAATATTGGCTTAATTAAAGCAGTAGATAAATTTGATCATACACTAGGTTATAAGTTTAGTACATATGCTTGCTGGTGGATTAAGCAAGCAGCATTACAATATATTAATGAAACTTCTACGGACATTAAAGTTCCTACTCATTCTAGAATGTTAAATTCTAAGATTAACAAAGCTAAAAAGCAGTTAGAAGAAGAAACAGGCAAAGCTCCAACAATAGAAGACATAGCTTTATTCTTAAATGAGTCTGTAAAAAAAATAAGATATACTATTAAAGCTAACAAGACAATACTCTCTATTGATAAAGAAAATGGAGACACTGGCTACAGTATAAAAAACAACTATAAAGATGAAAGTAATTATTCAAATCCTGCGTTATCTTTAGAAAACAAAGAACTAAATAATTTAATTCGCGAAAGCTTATCTTTATTGACACCAAAAGAAGAGAAAATAATTAGACTAAGATTTGGAATAACTGAAGATAAGTTTGACACAGAAAACTTTCCAGTAACAGAAGAGATGGAGGAATATTTAAATGAAATCTAAAAAGTACGTAACAGTTAACAATAGCGGTTTAGGCTTACATGCAATTGCAAAGATCATGTCTGATGGTGGTGACAAGATGAATCATTCAACTGTTAGAAATATTATCAATAGATCTTTTGTTAAAGTTGCAAAAAACATGACAAAGAAATATGATTTAAAATACTCAGAAGAACAAATATTTAATATAGCTAAGTCTCCAGATTTTCAAGAGTCTATAGTTACTTTATTGCACAGAAAGAGTTTAGATAAAAATGAAAGAACACCATAATATAAACTTTAATCTTTTTTGTCAAAGGAAAGGATTTAATTTGCAAAGATGGATAGAAAGCAATCCTGACTTGACTTTTGAAGACTTAAAAAAAAGTCTTTTAAATATAAAAGTAATGCCACCAAGCTTAGAACTTTTTAACAGCTTAAAGCCTGTAGTGTTAAATGTAAAAGATGTAGAAGAAAAACCTATAGTCAAAAAAGTAATTAAAGAAGAAACAAAGCAAGATAAACCTGTCAAACGTCGTCGAAGAAGAAAGACAGTTGAAAAATGAAAACTAATGTGCTTACAGAACTTTTTCTAATAGAACAATATAATATATTTGATATTGTTAAAGAAAGAAAAGTAGAACCAGCGCAAAATATTTCTAATAATAATCAAGCCAAAAAAGATAGTTATAATAATAACAACAACAAAGGCAAAAATTATTATGGCAAAAAAAGACGATATTACACTGATTATTGCTAAAAGCTTTTCAAAGCAAAAACTAACAGAATCAGAAAAAGATATCTGCAAAGATTTTAGCATTTTAAAACTAATAACAGAGCACGGTTTAAATGACATTCAGGCAAAAGAAGTAATTAAGTGGTGTTGTATGCAATATGATATTGGTTTCGTATCTGGAGAGTCTGATGAAAGGTAGAAACTTAGATTATGGTTCGCAAAAGTCTAACTCTAAAGAAGGAGAAATGGCAAAGAGAACTTTAATTACAATGGCAAAAGACCTGTATGATCTTTATATTAATTTAAATGATTATGATGATTTACCAGAGTGGTGCCATTATAAACTAGCTAGATCTCAAAATGAATTAGAAGCAGTTTCAAATTATTTAACTTCAAAAATATACAAACACTGCTTAGATAATAGTATTTCTTTTATGACTTTAAAAGAAGAAGTTTTAAAAAGTATAGAAAAAGAAAATATTAGATGAAAAAATTTGTTAAGCTATTTTTATTTTTATTAGTTTTTTATGGATGCAGTCAAAGTATATTTGAAGATAAATTTACTATTAATTTAGATAAAGAAAATTTATCAATAGGCGAATCTTTATTAATATCATATGATACTAAAACGCAATATGACTTTGTTGAAGTAAAAATTAATAAAGATAATAATGACTTTTCTTTTGGAAAGCAAAAATTTAACAAACAATATTCAATAAGAAGACTTAGGTTAGAAAATTATAATTTAAATTACGATAAACACAAGCTAAATATTTTATTTTATAAAGATAATTTAGTAGAGACAAAGAATATTGATATTGAAATAGAGCCTTCTATAGTTATTAATAATTTTTGTGCTACAGACAACTGCAGTGTCATATCAGGAAACATAGTTCAACAAACAATAAACAATATTAATGTTAATACTTATAAAATAGCTGCTACTAAATTTATTTATACATTTACAACACCTTATGACACATATTCTATAGTTCATGAATTTAATAGTCCTGTTAATAATGACTGGTTAGACAATATTATTTTTAACAATGTACCCGAAGGATTGTCTTCTTATATAGGTTCTGTATCTATAGCTGCTGAAGATGTTGAAGGAAATATAGCAGAGAACGTATTGCCTTTTAGAGTTGTAAGACCTATTGAAATTAAGCACTTTGGAGAATACGAATTAGCAGAGACATACATACCAATTCCAGTGACAGGCTGTATTCCTGGTTCTATAGGCAATAATGTTAGTTATTCAGAATCACAAACAGAAACTAGACAAAACAGCGTATCACTTACATTTAATAAAAACTGGAGTGATAGTAATTCATTAACTGAAAGTGTTGGAAGATCAGAGGGTATTTCTGTTAATGAAACTCAAAACACAGTTTACTCTTCTTCACTTTCACAGTCTGAAACAAATAGTGAAGGATTTTCGAATACATCATCTTCAGGAGAATCTTCTAACATAAGCTTCAATACTTCAGATGGAGAAAACTGGTCGTGGGATATCAATGAGTCACAAACTCAAGGAAACTCTAATTCTTCTACTAATAGCAACAATACAAATGTTTCAGGCTCTGTAACAACTGGATTTAGTGGAGAAGGTTCTTTACCTTTTCTTGCAAAAGCTAGCGGCAAAGTAGAAGTAAGCGCAGGTGTATCTAGAGGATGGGGTAACTCTGATTCTGAAACTACTAGTGAATCTAACTCAAATTCTAGAGGATTTTCTTCTGGAGGAACAGCACAAAATGGCAGATCATACGGTAGTGTGCAGAATGATTCCAGAAGTCATTCCCTAAGTGGTTCCTATGTTTTATCAAGCTCTACATCAAACTCAATAACAGAATCATCTGGATTATCTTCTGGGCGTGTTTGGAACATGTCAGAAAGTATTGCAAGTGGTAAGACAGTAACAGAAGGAAATAGTGAATCACTATCAGAGACAATTGTTACTTCTTCATCTAGTAATACAACGTTTAGCTATTCTGCTTATATACCAAGAGGTAGATACGGTATA